ATGGACGCAGATAATGTCTTGCGTCATGGCTCTGCACAACAAAAAGCGCAGATGTTTGCTACACTTTCGCAGCAATATGGTGTAAATTTAGGGGAAATCAACAATCTGCAACAACAGCCTGTTGATCCTACCGTTTCAATGCTTCAAAACGAGCTTTATAGCGTCCGTAATGAGGTGATGGGATGGAAGCAGCAACAAGAAGCAGCACAAAACCAAGCACTTTTGGGTGAAATTAATACTTTTTCCCAAAAAGCTGAGTTTTTTGAAGAAGCTAGACCAACAATGATCCAACTCCTAAACTCAGGAATGGCTCAAAACTTGGAGGATGCTTACAATAAAGCATTACGCCTAGATGAAGCTCTTTCTAGCAAGTTACAGCAAAGCACACAAGCCCAAACTGAAGCAGCTAAACGAGAATCAGCTAACAAAGCAGCGAAAGCAGCGAGGGCGGCAGCGGTCAGCGTAAAAAGCTCTACACCCGGAGTGAACACGGCAGCCAAAGCGCAAGACAGACGTTCATTATTAGCCGAAGCATTTGACGGACTAAATGAACGCTTTTGACAACCTAATCGGAGATTACTATGGCATTCGCCAATAGCTCGATCAGCGACATCATTGCGACTAACATTCAAAGCCGTAGTGGTGAGCTTGCTGACAACGTAACAAATAACAACGCTTTGCTGCGCCGCCTTAAAGAACGTGGCAACGTAAAGACGTTTTCTGGTGGTAACGTAATTTTGCAAGAAATTATGTATACCGATGCAGCTACCGACAACACTAACTCATATTCGGGTTACGAAGTGTTGAACGTGTCGCAGAACAGCCCAATTTCGGCTGCTCAATTCTCTATCACTCAGTACGCTGCTGCTGTGTCGATTTCTGGTCTGGAAATGATCCAGAACAGCGGCAAAGAAGCAATCATCGACTTGCTTGATGGTCGTATGCAAGTGGCTGAAGCTCAGTTGGCTAACCGTATTTCGCAAGACATTTACGGTGACGGTACTGGCAACAGCGGCAAGAACATCACAGGTTTGGCTGCGGCTGTTCCTGATGCTCCAAACACAGGCACATACGGTGGCATTAATCGTGCTACTTGGGCGTTCTGGCGTTCGGTGTCATTCTCAGGCGTGACTAACGGTGCTGCTGCTGTTTCTGCTTCCAACATCCAGAAATACATGGATTCGGTTGCTGTACAGTTGATTCGTGGAACAGACAAGCCTGACTTGATCGTTTGCGACAACAATTACTACAGCCTGTACTTGCAGTCGTTGCAAGCCATTCAGCGTATTACAGACGGTGGCAATAGCTCAGCAGGTTCGGGCTTTGCATCACTCAAGTACTACGGTGCTGGTATGGCTTCGGATGTGGTGCTTGACGGTGGTATCGGTAACGATGCGACTGCAAACCATATGTTCTTTTTGAACACCAAGTACATGATGTTCCGTCCTCACGTTGATCGTAACTTTGTGCCGATTGGTGGCGAGCGTCAAGCTGTCAACCAAGACGCTATTGTTAAGCTGATTGGCTGGGCCGGCAACCTTACGTCCTCTGGCCCTCAGTTCAACGGAGTGCTTATAGCTTGATTGCATAATTTTATGCAGAGTCATATAATACCTCTACTAATTGGAGGTTTTATATGGCTGGCGGTAGACCGAAGTCTGATGAGAAGTTAAGGTTTTTAGCAAAAGTAAAAGTTATGGATTCTGGGTGTCACGAATGGCAAGCAGGTTTTAATCGGGGTGGATATGGAAAATTTCAAACCGAAGGAAAAGCCGCACCAGCCCATCGTGTTGCTTACAGGTTATTTAAGCAGAATCCAGAAAAGCTAAATGTTTTGCATCGTTGCGATAATCGTAAATGCGTGAATGTCGATCATTTGTTTCTAGGAACATTGAAAGATAACATTGCAGATATGGATGAAAAGCAGCGGCGTGGTACAAAAAGTAAATTAACTTATGCTGATGTTGATGTTATTAAAGGTCTTTTAAATGACCGTTATAAACAACAATATATTGCTGAAAAATTTAATATTGACCAAACAACGGTAAGCCGCATTAAACTAGGCAAAACGTTCCTATTCAAAGATTAAAGGAAAAATCATGGCTTATTCAGTCTCGCCAATTATTGGCACAACCATTGGTTCAACCGCTAACACTAACCTCAATTCTGCTGGAGTTGCTATTCCGACAGAAGGCCCGTTGGGTTTGCAAGCGTTTGGTTCAGATGGTCTGCTCTATGTTTTTGCAAAAGCTAACGCAGCTATTCCAGCATCAACTGCTGTTTGTACCGTTAGTCCAACAACATTCCTAGTTACTGCGACTGGCGGAGCTTACACAAGCCCCGCTTATGCGTTAGTTTCTGGTGATTTTGCTTGGTTTAGCAAAGCATCGGTGTAAAATAGTACAGAGGGGTTAGGGAAACCTTTCCCCTCTTTTTTTTATCTACGGGAGAGGATTTTGGGACTAGATAGCGATATTCGTAATGCAGATTCACAATTGTTTGTAGAGTTCTACACCTTTGAGCATCCAAGTTCAGATGTGCAGAAACCTTATCAAGATATGCCTTTTGTGCGTATTGTAGTGCCAGGCGATAAGACTAACGTTGTTGAGCAACCTGTTCGTGATAGCCATAAGCAGCGATTCCCTCGCCAATGGTTGCACTATCAAATGCAAAACAACAATGCAGAAGCAATTGGCACTCCGCTAAAAGAATGGCACATTGCTAGACCTGCTGAGTTTAATCAAATGCAGATGGAAGAATTAAGCATTTTGAAGTTTCAGACCGTTGAGCAAGTAGCAACAGCCTCGGATATGCAGCTTCAAAAGGTAGGCATGGGCGCAGCAGGTTTGCGTGAACGTGCAAGAGCGTATTTGATGAACAAAAATCAGTCTGACAGCCAAATAGAGATGGAAAAAACAAAGCAAGAGTTAGCTGAATTAAAAGAACAGCTTGCTTCTTTCATGGCTGAAAAAAAGGTTGGTAGACCAAAGAAAGAGGACTAAATGTCAACAATGCTGCAATTAGTCACTCAGGTGACAAATGAGTTAGGCGTAACCACACCTTCCGTTGTGGCAGGTAACACCAATCAGGACGTTGTACAAATCTTAGCTCTGATGAACGCATCAGGTTATGAATTGCTCAAAAAGCATGATTGGCGCAGAATAACTAAGCAGCATTTGTTTACAACAACGTTTACCAATACAACAGGTGACGTTGCTTTAAATACTTACACAATTACAAATATCCCAAGTACCGCAGGATTTGATACAACGTATCAGGTAACTGGCAACGGTCTTGGGAACGCTACTTACATTGTAAGCGTGGACTCACCAACGCAAGTCACGGTAAATCAGCCCTCTACGGGAACGTATGTGGGTACTGATTTGTGCTTTATGAAAGTAAAGTATCCGTTGCCTGCTGACTACGATGCAAGTGTTCCTAGAACGCATTGGGATAAGTCAAAGCATTGGGAGATGTTAGGCCCAACAGACGCACAGCAATGGGAATGGCTGCTATCGGGATATATCTCGACTGGCCCTCGTATCCGGTGGCGTTTGTTAGGTAACTTTTTTCAAATATGGCCTGGTGTATCAACAAATGAGCTACTAGGCTATGAATACCGTTCACAAGCATGGGCAGAAGGTGCTGACGGTACGCCTAAAAACTCGTTTACAAACGATTTAGACACTTGTATCTATCCTGATCGTGTCGTAGTTCTGATGACAAAGCTCAAGTATTTTGAGGCTAAAGGCTTTGATACGACAGCAATGTACAGAAACTTCCTGACTGAGCTAGAAACCGTAATGGGTCAAGACATGAGTGCTGCTAACTTGTCGTTTGCGCCAAGACCGGGAACGGTTCTAATTGGATATGACAATCTGCCGGATACGGGCTACGGCCCTAACTAACTATGGCTACTCGCAGAGGTGTCAATTCGTTAGTACAGAGAAACGCAGCGAAGGTTGCTTCTTTGCCTTCTCCTGTCGGCGGTTGGAACGCTAGGGATTCTATTGCAAACATGGATTTGTTAGACGCTGTTCAGCTTACTAACTTGTTTCCAAACGTTAATAATGTGATATTGCGCCCAGGCTTCACAAAGTACGCCACAGGGTTGCCTGGGCAAGTAGAGACTTTAATAGGCTATTCTTCTGGTGAAACAAACGAATTGTTTGCTTGCGTAGGTACGGCAATCTACGATGTGACATTTGGCGGTGCAGTAGGCGCAGCGGTAGAAACAGGTCTATCAAATGCACAATGGGAATATACAAACGTCACAACCCCTGCTGGTGGCTTTGTATATGCTGTTAATGGCGTAGACCATCCTTTGCTTTACGATGGTACAACATGGTCAAATCCAACGATTACGGGTGTTGATGACACAACGTTCACAAACATCACAACTTTTAAAAACCAAGTTTGGTTTACGCAAAAAGAAACCTTGCAAGCGTGGTATTTGCCTACTTTGTCCATTCAAGGCGTTGCTGACTTCATTGACATGAGCGCAGTTGCACAACTTGGTGGATATTTAGTATCTGTTGGAACTTGGACAATTGACGCAGGCTACGGCGTAGACGATAACTTAGTATTTATTACGTCTAACGGCGAAGTCATCGTTTACGCAGGCACAGACCCATCAGACGCTACAAAATGGGCGTTAATTGGTGTCTGGCGTACAGGTAAACCCATCGGTAAGCGTTGCTTAATTAAGTACGGTGGTGACATTGTTGCGTTGACTTATAACGGCGTTTACCCTCTTGCTGCAAGTCTGCAATCATCACGCTTAGACCCTAGAATTGCTTTGTCAGACAAAATTCAAGGTGCATTTGCTAGAGCTGCACAGCTTTATGGTGATACCTTTGGTTGGCAAATGATATTTGACCCAAAGCACAATGCTTTGACTGTCAACGTTCCGGTTGCTATAGGGCAACAACAACAATATGTAATGAATAACATTACAAAAGCGTGGTGCAACTTTACAAATTGGAACGCTAATTGTTGGGAGATTTTTAACAATGAACCCTATTTTGGCGGCAATGGGTTTGTTGGCCACGCATGGGATGACACGTTTTCGGATGATGGTGCAAACATAAACACCTTTGCTTTACAAGCGTTCAATTATTTTGAAAGCAGAGGCGTAAAAAAATACTTTACAAGAGCTAGACCTAGTATTTTTACAAATGGCATACCCTCCGTATCGATTGGAATGAACGTAGATTTCAACACGCAAGATAGCTCAACACCAATTGAATTTGCACCATCATCCTCTGCTTTATGGGGTGTTGGCTTGTGGGATACTGCGGAATGGGGTCAAAATAACGTCATTACTAATAACTGGCAAGGTATTACAGGGATTGGGTATTGCGGATCAACACAGTTTAAATCCGCATCACAAGGGGTAACGATACTTTGGGCATCGACGGACATTGTTTATCAGACAGGCTGGGCTGGCATATAGTGCAAGGCGCAGAGATTGGCTATTGGGTCGCTGAAAAGATAGATGGCGGCTATTTTGCTGAAAAGTCTAGCGCAATAGGTTTACAGAAGGACGCTAAAACAATTGCGGGTGTTATCTACGAAAACTGGAACAAAAAAACGGTTTTTTGTCACATTGCAGCAGAAGGAAGGCTAACAAAATCGTATTTAAAAGCGATATTTGACTATCCTTTTAACGTGCTAAATGTAGAAAAAATCATTGTCCCTGTGGTCACAGATAACCAAAAGAGCATAAAATTAGTACAGAACATGGGTTTTGCAGAAGAAGCACGAATTAAAGACGGTTCACCATTGGGTGACATTATATTTATGACATTGGCACGAAAAGATTGCCGATTCTTAGGGGTACGCTATGGGTAAGTCAGTCGCAACGCCACCAATACCGGATTACACGGCAATTGCTAAAGAGCAAGGTCAGCAAAACTTAACTGCGGCGCAGCAAAGCTCACGCTTGAGCAATCCAAATATGTATACACCGTTTGGAACTCAAACCGTTACATATAGCGACCCGACTTTTGATCAAACACGTTTTGACGCTGACCAAGCCTCATATAACGCTAAAGTAAACAGAGATCAATTTTACGAAGTTGATAACGGTTACTATGGCGGCGAAGGCGGTGGCTGGGCGGGTAGCGGGGAAACTTATTTTAATGACCAAGCATACCAACGAGCGTTAGCGAACGCTGGCGCAGCACCTGACCGTAACTCCTACATGAGTGGCGGTGGCGTTCCTACTATTACACAAACGCTGACCCCAGAAGCTCAATCCACCCTAAACGCACAAATGCGGGTGCAACGAGCGTTGGCAGGTTTGGGTGAGCAAGGTGTTGCAACAGCGCAAAATGTGATGTCAACCCCGTTCAATCCTAATTTGCCCGCTATGCAAATGAATGTACCAAGTGCGGGTAACGTACAAAGCGGTCTAACCGCAGATCAATATGGTGCAGCTAGAGCTAATACACAAGCGGGAACGTATGGAACAGCTAGTGCAAACACTAGACCTGAAACTTACGGGCTAGCGGAAGCAAACGTTAGAGGTGATACTTACGGGTTGGCTCGTGGTGAAGTGCCATTGCAATATTCGCTTGATACATCAAACTTAGCTGCAATGCCAATTAATGCAGGAACAAACGCACAAAATCTTATTTTGCAGCGGTTGCAGCCAACGCTTGACCAAGGCGATGCGTCATTTAGGCAATCTTTAGCTAACCAAGGTCTTGCACCTGGCACAAGAGCATACGACACAGCATTTCGCAATCGTGAAATGAGCAAGAATGACTTGTATAACCAAGCTGCGCTGCAAGGCATCAATTTGGATATGTCTGCTCGTCAACAAGGTTTAAACGAACAAAATACGTTAGGAACATTTGCTAACCAAGCCCAATTAGCGGGTGCAGGGTTATATAACCAAGCGTTAGCACAAAACTTTGGTCAAGGCGTTACGGCTAACGAATTGCTTAACAGAAGTAGAGCGCAAAACTTTGCTCAAGGTTCGGCGGCTGACCAAGCTAGAAACCAAGCAATTGCTCAAAACTTTGGTCAAGGTGTGACAGCCGATCAGCTCTATAACCAATCTGTTCTGCAAAACTTTAACCAAGGTTTGAACGCACAACAAGCAAACAATGCTGCACAGCAACAATTATATGGTCAAAATTTAAGCGGCGCACAGTTTTCTAATGCAGCAATTCAGCAGTCATTAGCGCAGCAAGCAGCGTTAAGGTCGCAACCGCTAAACGAGATTATTGGGTTAATGGGTGGCTCACAGATTCAACTTCCGCAGTTTGCAGGATACCAAGGCGCACAAGTAGCACCACCACCAACGTTTGCAGGCGCACAAGCAGGTTATAACGCTGCGCTAGGTGCTGCAAACGCACAAAACGCAGCTAATTCGCAATTGACACAAGGACTGTTCTCACTAGGTGGTGCTGCATTGCTTGCGCCTACTGGCACATTCATGCGTCCTTAATTCTTAATGGTGTAAAACATGGCACAAGTTGCAAACCTAATGAACCCAATGGCATCTATGATGGGTGAGGATGTCACTAAGCAACAATATCAGCTTCAACAAAATCAGCGGTATGCAGATATTTTGATGCAGCAAGCGTTGCAAGAGCAGCCTCAAGGTCAGATGGTTTCTGGTCACTATGTGCCACCAAGTCCTGTGCAGGGTCTAGCGCAATTGCTCAAAGCGTACATTGGTCGTAGAGCATCGGATTTAGTGCCTGAAAAGCAATCAGCCCTTGCCGCAGCGCAACAACAACAAATTCAAAACATGTTTGGCATGGGTGGCGGAGTAGCGCAGCCGCAAGCAAGAGATATGTCTTTAGCTGGTGGCGCAATGCAAGGCGATGTTGGCCCTACCAACACAAATGCACAGCGTATGGAAGGCGTACAAACAGGTCAAGCATCAGCAATGCCTATTCCTGCGGGAATGGATAGACGTACTGCAATGATGCAATACATGATTAACCCACAAGCGTATGCGACTGCTCTTGGAACGCATAGTAGCCCAACAGAGATACAAAAGATTGCTGCTGCGTCTGGGTTTTCACCGGGTACTTCACAGTACCAAGCATTGATGCAAGGCAATTTGACTAAGCAAAATTACATTGCGCCCACAACGGTTGCGCCGGGTGCGGGTGTGCTGCAACCGTTCCAAACTCAGCCAAGTTTCTATGCAGCGCTAAACGGCGTACAAAACATACCTTTGGCGGGTGGTCGAGTAGGTTCAGTCGGAGTACCTGGCTACGCTCAAGAACGAGCAAATATTGAAAACATGGAAGCATTTGCTAAAGGTTTGGGTCAAGCGCAAACAACACAAGCAACAAGAATTGACCCTGCAACAAATAACACCGTTGGAACAACATCAGCACAAGTTATGGGTCTGCCTGCACAGGGAATGCCCGGGCAAACTAATCAACAAGGTTCTGCGCCTGTAGTAACTCAAATTAATCCTATCGTAACCAAAGCTGGTGAGCAACTAAACAACCAATGGATTACGGGTCAATTTGAACCTGCTATTGCTGCTGGTGAATCTGCAAAAGGTGCGATGGACAATGTTCGTTTATTAAAGAGCATTGACTTGACTACAGGCTTTGGAACGGACGCACAAAAGACTGCTGCAAACGTGCTTGCATCATTTGGTGTTAAAGACGCAGCTAAGTTTGCTACAAACGCTCAAGTGTTTGAATCTAAGATTTATGAAGGACTTGTTGATACTCTAGCAAAGCAGAAAGGCCCACAAACCGACAAAGACTTTGCAAACCTTCAGAAAACATACGCAAGTCTTAAAAATACCCCGCAAGCTAACCAATTCTTGCTTGATGTCGTTGAAGCAAAAGCTATGCAAGATCAGCGTAAAGCGGGCTATTTCCAGAAAGCAGCATCAATTCCAGAACTGCGTAGTAATTTGTCTGCAATTACTAACGAATGGGGCAAAGTTTCTGGTTCAATGTTTGATTTACCAATTCAAGGTAAAGACGGAAGCACTTACACATTGGCTCAACGATACGGCATTAAATAATGGAAAACCCCGTCAATCCTGCGCTTGTTAATTTGTTGCCAGTTATGGACAACCCCAATGTCCGTAGCTTTTTAGACATGATTTCAGCGGCAGAGGGGACTACTAAACACGGATATAACACTTTGTTTGGCGGTGGACGGGTAGATTCATTAACAGATCATCCTAGACAATTGTTTGATTTTACGGAAACAACGGGTAGACCAAACAAGACAAGCGCAGCAGGACGTTATCAATTTCTGTCTAATACTTGGGATGAACAAGCTAAAAAGTTAGGGTTACCTGACTTTGGTGAGCGCAGTCAAGACTTGGCTGCGGTCAATTTATTGCGTGAACGTGGGATTCTTCCTGATGTATTGCAGGGAAATTGGGAAACCGCTGTGAAGAAGTCAGGCCCCATCTGGGCAAGCCTTCCCTCTAGTCCGTATCCGCAACCAAGACAGTCTGAATCGTTTGTAATGGGTCAATTAAACAACCCAAGAAACCAAGTGGCGAGTGGGCCAGTAACCTCTGATGTGAATCCTATCACTATGCCTAATCAAAGAGCTAATCCGTTTTCTGCATTAAACGAAGAATTTAGAATTGGTGCGCCTGTTCAGCAACAACAGCAGCAGACAAGAAACCCTTTTGAAGAACTTAATGCAGAGTTTGCATTAAGACCTGTAGAAAGTACGGCTGCACCTGTAACTGCTGCACCGCAACAAAATCAGCCATTTAGCATAAACCAATTGTTGCGTCCTGTAGGCTTGACCGCTAGAGCAGGGATTGAAGGTGTTGGTGCTGCGTTGTCTGCGCCTACTGAACCAATCCGTATGGCAACCGAATCTGTCAGTAGGTTGGCGGGTGGCCCATCCGTTGCATCCGCTGAAACTATGGGTCAGCGTCTTGCTAACTTGATGGGTTTACCAAAACCAAAAGAAAAGTCAGTTATGGACAATTCCGGTCAAGCGGAAAGGTTCGGATTTGACGTTGCAAAAACAGGATTTAGTGCATTGCCAATGGTGATGGGCGCAAGAGCAGCAGCACCGTTCACAGGTGGAAACAGTCAAGCAATTCTAAATCAATTGTCAGCTAACCCTGCTATGCAAGGTATCTCTGCGGCGGGTGCAGGCGCAGGTGGAAGTATTGCTAGGGAGTACGGCGCACCTCCAGAGCTAGAACTGTTAGCTAGTATCGCTAGTGGCATAGCTGCTCCAATGGCGGCTGCACCTATTGGAAGTGGAATCAAATCAGCGGTTACGGCAGCGGGTAGCAAAATTGCACCTACACGATTTGGCGTACAACCAGAACAAGTGGATAAAATTATTACCAATACGCTAGGTAAGTCAGGTTTTGACTTTTCTAAAGTACCAGAGCAAGTTAAGACAGCTTTGCGTAATGATGTTGCAAACGCTTTGCGTACTGGTGGCACTTTCGATGAAGCTGCAATGAGCAGGCTTATTGATATTCGTATGATTGAGGGTGCTACACCCACAAAAGGTATGATTTCGCTTGATCCTAGACAAGTGACGCTAGAGCAAAACCTTGCAAAAGCAGGGATGAACAGCACAAATTCTGACTTGCAGCAATTAGGTCAAATTCAGAACGCTAACAACCAAGCATTAATTAACGCTTTAAATCAGCGTGGTGCAGGTGATGTTAGAAGCCCGTATTTGATGCAAGCAGGTGAAGCAAACGTAGGCAAAATCTCCGCTATGGATGCTGCAAAACAAGCTGCTACATCTTCACTTTACAAAGCAGCAGAGGATACCGCTGGTGGCACTATCCCTCTTGATCGTTCTACGTTAATAAACAACATTGATACAGCTTTGTCAGCAAAAAACAAAGCTGCATTTTTACCAAAAGAAATTCGGGACACACTTAATACTATTGCAAAAGGTGAAGTGACTATTGAAGGAAAAACTTTTGCAGTACCATTTGACGTAAATGCTCTCGATAATTTGATGACAACGATAGCAACAGCTTCACGCTCAACTAAAGACGGAAACGTAATAGGTGCGCTTAAAATTGTTCGTGATGCAATAGACAAGACAGAGCTAAAACCAATTAAAGCTGATTTAGGTGGTGGGTTAGTCACCGCTGAAACAGGTGCTGCACTTAGAGCAGCAGACGCTCAACCTAAAGAGTTGCTTGATGCATTAAATAAAGCAAGAGCTTCGCATCGTGAGCGTATGGCATGGATCGAATCATCAAAACCGATCAACGCTACCGTAGACGGTATGCAACCAGATCAATTTATACGCAAGTTCGTCTTGTCTGGTGATGTTGCTGACGCTGCTGCTGTTGCTAAATCAGGTGATCCAGCAGCTACTAAAACAGCTATTTTGACTTATTTGAAAGACAAAGCGTTAGGCGGTCAAAGCGATGAGCTTGGGACTTTCGGTGCTAAAACGTACAACCAAACCATCAAAGATATTGGTGACAAAAAGCTAGAGCTTTTCTTTAGTCCTGATGAAATTGCAGAGCTAAAGCGTCTAGGCCGTGCTGCAAGCTACATGACAACACAGCCCAAAGGTTCTGCTGTCAACAACAGTAATAGCGGTGCTTTGGTTATCGGTGCAGGAATTGACGCAATTGGAGCTATGGGAGGTTTACCGCTAGTTGGTACTGCTGTTGGAGCAACTGTTGCAGCACCTCTTGCAAAAGCTGGTGCAAAGAAGTTATTTGGTTCAGCAGCAAGCAAATCAGACCAAAAAGAAGCGTTAAACTTAGCAAATGCTCTTGCAAACAAAGTGCCGGGCATGGCGTTAGGCGAAAAAATTACCTCTGGCGCACTATACGGCGGCTTGTTGCAAAACTCGCAGTTAATGCAACAACTAGGTCAACGATTTAATCAATTAACTGAATAAGAGGTTAGCGATGAGTTACAACGGAACTGGAACATTCTTAATTAACACAGCGGGTCAACCTGTTGTTGCTAGTACAGTAATTAGCGCAACAACGTTTAACTTGTTGACCGCTGACCTAGCAAACGGTTTGACCAACGTAATCACAAAAGACGGTCAAACAACGGTGACTGCAAACATTCCAATGAGTAATTTTAAGATTACTGGATTGGGTGCTGCGACTACTGCAAACGATGCTGTTAGATTAGAGCAACTTACAAGCGGTGCGACTAACGTTAGCTTTGGCAACCTTGCGTACACAGGCACACTCACAGGCGGCACAGGTGTTGTGAACCTTGGATCGGGGCAGATTTATAAAGATGCGTCTGGGAACGTAGGGATTGGGACTGCTTCGCCTGCAACTTACGGGAAATTAGCTGTAGTAAGTGCTGGCGCAGATACCCGAATTGCAGTAGTTGACGATGTAACCAACGGGCGTGGTGGATACCTACGTTCCAACTTTTCTGACGCAGTAATTCTTGGCACGACTAGTGGCGTTCGTGCATTGACGTTTGCCCCCGACAACCAAGAACGTATGCGTATCGACTCCTCTGGCAACGTGGGGATTGGTACGAGTTCGCCAGCAAGCAAATTGGAAGTTACTGGTGACGTCCAGCAAACTTGGGCTGCCTCAATGGATCGGTTTGTCGGTTCAAAATTTAGCACCACTTATGAACTAGGTGTTCATTTTCTAGAATCTTCGCGGGAGACAAGACTTGTCAGTAAAGCGGCTGATAGCACAGGATTAATTTCGTTTTATACCGGAGTAACTCCAACAGAAAAGATGCGGATTAGTGCCGCTGGCAACGTGGGGATTGGTGTAGTGCCAACCTACAAGTTTCAAGTCAATCCGGGCGATAACCAGCTTGCCGTGTTTAATGAAGCTGGTACATGGACTGCCAACGGTGGATTGGTTTTAGCTGATTACTACGCTGCCACGACTTTAATTGGTGGCATTAAGATTAGTGCAGGAACAGCAACTAGCGGATATTTAACTTTCCATACAGGTGGAACGACCGAACGAGCCAGAATTGACGACTCTGGCAACTTGCTGGTTTCTACATCAAGCGCATTTTTACAATTAAAATCCGCGTCAACAACTTTTAATATTAGTGGTCAAGCTGGTGGCAATGACTTTTTGCGTATTACCGCAAACGGCACACAACGCTATCAGTTTAATGACGTTGGACAAGCCTACAACACTACAGGTACATGGGGAACAATTTCTGACGTTCGTTTGAAGGAAAACATCGTTGATGCTACTTCAAAGTTAGAAGGTATTAACCAACTGCGTGTTGTTAACTTTAACTTAAAAAGTGATCCTGACGTTAAACAGATTGGTTTTATTGCTCAAGAAGTTGAGCAGATATTCCCCGGTCTTGTATCAGACGGCGAAGAAGATGGCGAAGGCGGCTACTACAAGTCGGTTAAGACAACCGTACTTATCCCGATGCTTGTCAAAGCAATACAAGAACAACAAGCCCTAATCCAAGACCTTACAACCCGTTTAAACACTTTAGAAGGAAGTTAAAATGACCACTATTACATGGCAAATTGAGCAGCTCTCCTGCTACCCACAGGAACTTGGTGAAACTGACGTAGTCATCTCCGTTGCATGGCGTGTAAATGGCGTTGATGATACGTCTGGCACACCTCTGTACGCTACAGTCTACGGCACACAAGGACTTAATCCATACACTTCTAAGTCGCCATTTACTCCTTACGCTGATCTCACGCTAGCGCAAGTAGTAGGTTGGGTACAAGACATTATGGGTGCAGAGCAAGTCGCAGCAATCAACGCTAATATTGAGCAGCAGATTGAGAATCAGGTGAATCCTCCTATTGTCACACCACCTCTACCTTGGGCAGCATAATGAAAGACATGACAATTAGCATTGAGCTTGCAAACGCCATTCTTGGTTATTTGGCAACCCGTCCCTATGGCGAAGTTTTTCAATTGATTCAAGCTATGCAAGCAGCAGCACCTAAAGAAGAAGCGCAAAAAGCAGCCGCTGAGTAATGGAACACAAGGACACCAAAGATACGCTAATGGGCGTACTTAGTTACATCAACAGCCCGTTTAAGCTGTTCGTGGTTGTCCTCTTGGGTGTGCTTGGTTTTATTGGATACTTTGTTTATACCCATCAAGGTGTCATGGTTGGTGCTTACCTTAAAAGCAAAGAATTACCCAAGTTAGATGAGAGTAGATTCGACATCGCTGCTTCTATGCTGTTCAGAGAAACAAAAGCGGAAACCGTTAGTATATTTGCTGTTGACCCCATCTTAAACAAGCGTGTGTTGGTCAGAGCGTATGCAAAAGACGGTGGTAGACAGAAGTTGCTTGAAGGAACAAACGTAGGTTTGTTTTCTGGCAACCATAGCAACAATGCTGACGTTATTAAACTGATGGCTGGAGAAGTCCCTTGCGGTGCTTACTTGCGTCCACAGTCTGAAGCAGGGCTTTGGTATATCCATCAAGGTGTGCGATTCACCTGTAGGGTATCTGTTCCCCCAGACATTAGCCAATTCATCGGTCAAATTACTTTAGGTTGGGCAGGTGAGCCAGACCTTGAATACGCTCGATCCATTATGGAAGTTGTAGCCCGTGGGCTTGTCTTACAAAAATAGGAGATAGCATGATTCTTGATATTCTGAACATTGGTGGAAAGATAATTGACAAAATCTTTCCAGACGCTAACGCTGCGGAGCAGGCAAAACTTAAGTTATTAGAGCTTCAACAATCTGGTCAGCTTGCACAACTAAACGCAGACATCACAGAGCAGCAGGAGCTTTCTAAGCGTCATCTAGCGGATATGAGTAGCGATAGCTGGCTATCCAAGAATATCCGTCCTATGACGCTTTTAATCATTTTGGGAGGCTATTTTACGTTTGCTCTGATGTCAGCGTTTGATATGGACACCCATAAACAGTATGTTGAGTTGTTGGGACAATGGGGAATTATCATAATGTCGTTTTATTTTGGTGGCAGAACCGTTGAAAAGGTTGCTGACATGGTTGAACGTAGGAAAACAAAGGAGATTGAGAATGCAAAGTAATTGGAAACAAGCGTTTGAGCAGATGCTTGCCTCTGAGGGTGGATTTACGGACGATGAGCGTGATAACGGCAACAAGCTACCAGACGGGCGTAAAGGCAGCACTATGCTTGGAGTTACCCAATTTAATTGGGAACAGCATATTGGACACCAAGTCACGCATGAGCAAATGAAGAAACTTACCCCTGCGGATGTCGAGCCGTTGTATAAAAAGAAGTATTGGGACGCTGTTCGTGCTGACGAGCTACCTAGCGGCATTGACTACATGGTGTTTGATATGGGTGTCAATGCAGGGCCTGGTCGATCAATCAAGATTCTGCAAGCTGCTGTAGGTGTACCTGCTGATGGTGGACTTGGCCCTGTTTCAATGGCAGCAATTCAAGCTGCTGACCCTGTTGAGCTAATTGAGAAATT